GTTAGATATTCATCAATGCGAATATGTGATTTTTCAGGTATTGATACAATCGTTGATATTAGGTCCGATGCTTTGCTTGTCTGATTAGATGCTTTAATAATATCATGTCTTCCTTGGATTGAAGCAAACTCAGCATACTCAGCATCAATTTTCTTCGCTTCTTTTCCCTTGTTCACTCTTTGAGCAGCCCTAGAAAACATAACTTTAGACTTGCTGTGAATTGTTTTTAAAATTTCATCAGCACCGTGATTGGCATTTGAGTCTTTTAAAGATGCTTGTTGCAACTTACCAAGCTGACTACGAATTAATCTCAATGCCCTCGTTGGTGTTATTTCACCTTTAGACATTAAATCGACATATTGCTCTATGTTGCCTAGTCCTTTAATTTCTTTCTGTTTAAGATTCTTAAGAAGAGAAATTAGATGTTGAGGTCTAACATCAAGTTGACCTAATGCTGTATATTTCTCATCAAACTTTGTCCAACCAGCCGCAAATTCATCACTTAATCTGTTGCTTGCTGTTATAGCAGCTTCAGCATGACCACCGCCTGTCGTTAATAATTCTTCACCCTCTTTGATCACTCCTTGTTTAGCAACCGTTGCACCACCCATAGTTTCCATAGCAGCAGCTTCAGCACCTTCTAGTCCTGACTTCCATTTAGATGGCTGTAGCATTTTAGCAGCAGTTTTCGTAGCTCCTATAACTGCTTTAGTTGCTATCGGTGCAACCTTACCAACAACAGCACCTAAGACACCAGACACAGCGGTTTGAGTGCCACTATATTCGTCTTGTGCGCCTAATTCCATCAACATTGCTTGATGTTCTGCATCGGCAGCAGCACCATAGGCAGCGCCAACACCCATAGGCGTAGAGGCTTTGATTAAGATGCTTTTTAGTAGACTTTTAGTACCATTCTTAGCTAATAGATTTTTAATTATTCCGAAACCACCAGCATAACTCGTAGGGTCAGTTATCATTGCCCAACTAACACCTTTGAATTGCTCAGAGAAATCTCTTGAACCTTCTCCAGTAGCATTTGTTCTATCGTATGTGTCGTATCTACGCAATATTCTTTGTGCTTCTTTAGGCTCTAAATTAGCAAACGTGGTTGCTAACTCAATAGCACCATTAGTAAGATTAAATTCAACAGAGTTCCAATATTCAAAATCTTTTTCTATAAGTTCTGAATCTTCGCCTTCAAACTCTTCGTTACCTTCAGACTTCCAGTTGCCTTTTAAGTCCGCCATATATTGTTTATTTTCTACAAGCCCTGAGAACTTTAATTCTCTGTCTTCAGGAAATGTCTCTGAGAAAAAGCCCTTTATTTCTTCTTCTGTAGGAATTTTAGGTAAATCAACCTTAATTACTCGACCATATACAGGGTCTGTTAATCTATATGTTGGCATTATTCCACAACCTCAATAGTGAATGGTTTGGATGTGGCACTAACAGCAGGAACTGAGCTATCAGGTTTAAGTGCTGCTTGGATTTCAGCACTTGTAGGTGCTTTAATACCATTAGTTAAGTTCCAATTACGCTTGTGTGCTCTCCACTGTCTAATTCCACCTTTAGGGTTTTCTTCAGCCCATATACCATACTCATCTTCTAATCTTCTCTGATAAAGAGCCGCTTCACGCATTGTGTTTAGAATCAATCTGTTACCAGCCCTAGTTCTTGATAATCCAGGAGAGGCATCAGCAAATAGTTTCATTTCTTTCTCTGAAATAGCACCCTTAGTCTGTTTAACCCAAGCCATTACTGACTTCATAGTATTAACTTTGAATTGTTCTTCACCAGCAGCCCAGTCAGCCTCAGCAAAACCAAAAGATGACGCTAAGTTCTTACCATAAGCAAGCCAATCACCACCAGCACCAGTATAAATATCATCCATCATCTTAATAGATTGGTCGATAGAAGCAATTTGATAGTTTGCTTCATCAGCATCATCATAAATCTTTGTTTCTGCTGCGTTTAGTATTTTAGACTGTCCTTTTCTGAACTCGCCCTCACCTTTCTCACCTGCTGTTTGACGTTTGATTTCAACAAATCTGGCACTAGCTCGTTGTGCACAAGTAAGACCGTCTTTGTCTTTTGTAGGGTCGCTATAATCACACATCAACTCAAACTCAGCAATATCACGTTTATCTTTCATAGATGTGCTTAGAGAGGTCGAGGTCTTCAACTCTTGAGCCATATCGAAGAATTTCTCACCAACATCTGGAAGGTTAGAATTCATAAACTCATTAGATATTTCCATGTAGTCTTCATAAGTAACAGGATTAGGGAATTTCTGTTTAAGCTCTTGAATCTTAGCTTGTTTAGCTTCGGCTTGAGGCAAACCTCCAAAAGCTCTACTAGCACCACGACCAAGCATTCCACCACCTAAAGTAGCAGCTTCAATAATAGCTCCCCTACCACCTAAAGAGCCTGTTTTATAAGCGCTGTCTCTAAGATCATCCATACCAGATTTTTTAGCATCATACATACTGCCGAACATTGATTGTGCCATTCTTATCTCCTAATTATCTACACGTACGTCCAATTACCTGCACCAGAGTACATAGTATTAGGACCAAAACCTGGGTTTCCAGCAGTACCAGCAGCCGAGCCGTAATCCTCTGTATAGTCGTATGAATTACCGCCACCGAACATCCCGTTAAAATCAGCATCACCAACTGACGAGCCAATTCCTTTCCAGAACCCAGCATCAGCACCAGCTTTGGTTTCAGCACCACTTAACTTAAAGTTAGCTGATTTCCATGCATTATCACCGTACATATCTCCAAGATCCATACCTAATTTTGTATATTTATCTCCAACACTTCCTGCTTTAACAGCTTGTCCAAAAGCATCTGTTTCCCTGCCATACAACTTGTCTAGGTAGTCTTGAGACTTATCCCATGCATTTACTTGCCTACCTTGGTCAGCCATCATTTGCTGATATGCAAAGTTACCCATCTTTTGAGCATCCGCTGTAGTAGAGCCACCTTGCGCCCTCAGTCTATTCTCCATCCTTAATTTATCAGTCATATCTTTCTGACCAAATAAAGATCGTTGCTGGTTGTAGAATCTATCAGCAGCTTCTTCTCCAGTGCCATATTCATCAATTTGATTGCCTAATCTTGACGTTCTAGAATTCATCTTGTCAAAATATTCTTGCATCTCAGGAGAAAGTGTTTGTGTAGGGCTTCCAGTCTCAGGATCAAAAGTAACGCCTCCTAGGATTCCACTAACATCTCTAGCTCTACCTTCCTTTGTAGCCTCATCAGCAAGACGGTATTGCTCTTTCTTTAAGTCATTCGCAGCGCTCGTGCCACCACCACCTGAAATAGCTCCACCGATTAAATCACCTGCTAATCCACCCCAGCCTGGGGCTAAAAAGTTACCAATTGTTCCAAATAAACTCATAATATTCTCCTATGCTGTCCGTTTCCACATATACACAGTGATATATGGTTGTAAATTGTTATGTGCGCCATCGCCACCTACAGGCTGACCGTAAGGAGCGTCTGTGTTATTAGTAGAAATGCCATTAGTATCACACCAGGTATTTACTGTTCCAGTGCCAGTGCCGTAAACGCCACCGTAAGATTGACAATCCTTATTAGGTGACAAATGCTTATGCTCAGGCATTTCAGCTTCAGTCAGTGTATGCGTATTAGCACCACCAGTCTCTTCAATAGTATCAAACTGAGAGTCACTAGAGTCTAAACCAACAAGAGTTCTGCCTGTTGCGAAAGATGACCAAGTTCCACCAAATAACGTACCAGGGTTTGTATCAACAACAGTTATATATACAGCCCCGACAGGATAAGCTGCTAGAAGTATTTGAGCTTGAGTATTAAAGTTTCCAACCTCATCTTGAACATAAGCTGTTGTTGCAACTTGATTGTTATTAGTGCCTGTGGCTGCTGTGGCTGCGCTAAACGCATTAGATGCATTACCGTTAGTATCAGCTTTAGAATTAATAGCTGGAACAATATTTGAAAACTCAGTGTTAAAGTCAGCGCCTGAAATTATCTTCTCAGCACTTCCGCTGGGAAGGTTGTCTTTATCAGCCCAGGCTATTAGATTACTATAAGGCATTTTTTATATCTCCAGTTAATTTCATTATATATCAATAAGTTACGTGTTTGGTTCTATTGGGAATTCTATATCAGCTACAGAGGCAAAGTCTTGGGGTAGGCTTCTTAGCTTATCCCTGTACGCTCTCCACGCTATCTGGTCATTTCCAGGGTAGCTAGGCAAGTCTCTCCAGTCTGAATCTGATAGTAGCTTATTACGCTCATATCTGATAGCATCCATAGAAGGCAAAGGACTGTTCCAGTTAGTGCCATTCCAGCTCCATCCTATACAAGCATCACCTGCTACTTCAATCCAGTTATCAGGTTTAGAGTCATTAGGATTTAGATTGTAGAGTCCACCGATAGCGGAACCCTCTTCGTTAATTTCTAGAAAGTCCATTATGAATGCTCTCCTCGAATTGTATCAAACATTAGTATTCCGCCTGAGCCTGGACCTGAACGAGAGCTGGGCCAGTCACCTGAGCCACCACCGCCACCACCATATCCAGGAGGAGCTGTAGCAGTACCTGAGTGAGCGCCTTCTCCACCATAGCCTAGCGGACCATAACCTGGAGTAGAAGTATTAGACGGTATATTTACACAAGTAGGTTTTGCAAACTGAATAGGACAACCACCCATAGAAATAGTTCCATTACCGCCTGGTATGCCTATAGCCCCAGTAACAGTACCGCCTGTTCCGTTGCCAAATCCACCACCTAGGGTTACTGTAGATATTCCTGCCCCACTAAATGTAGTTGCTCCACCATTAGATCCAGAGCCATTTCCACCTCCCACAAAACCAGCGCCACCAGAGCCGATTGTTACAGTTATAGTTTGACCCTGTGTGACATTAAAGGTTTCATTTAGAATTGCACCACCACCACCACCACCATATCCTTGTGTACAGTATGAGGAAGTTGACGATCTTGCACCACCACCACCGCCACCACATCCAGTTACAAGCAATTGGGTGACACCTGTAGGAACTTTAAAAGAGCCGCTTGAGGTAAATCTGTGAGATACATCGAAGTTTGTTTCATCAGCTGTAAGTGTGCCAACACTAATAGCGTCAGCATTAATAAGACCTGCTTGAATGTGCGCAGCTGTAATAGCATTTGCAGATAGCTCACTTGCCGTTACTGCATTCGCAGCAATTTCATTAGCTGTTATCGTTCCTGTGGCTATACGAGAGCCGTTTATTGTTGTTGTATTGGTTGATACAGCATAATCAATAGAAGCTTGCACAGCTGCATCGTTAATATCAAATCCAGCACCTGTAGCACCTGTAGCACCTGTAGCACCTGTAGCACCATCACTACCATCTGTACCATCTGTACCATCTGTACCATCTGTACCATCTGTACCAGATAAATCAATCTCTTGTTGTGCAGTAAAACTTACAACACCACTAAAAACAGCTTGCCCAGTTACAGTGTCAATAGCAAAAGGAGTGGCTGTATTAGTCTGATTACTAATAGCAAACTTATCCGCTTGGATTAAGAAAGCGCTTCCGTTAGTGCCGTTGACAGCGGTCCAACCTGTAATGTTGCCATTTACATCTAAAGCCACCTGACGAATAGCGTCAACACCATCATTCGTGGCATACGTGGCATTCAAGTCTGTGGATGTTACATAGTTATCCCCAACAGTAGAAGACAGTGTACTTATAGATGTTGCAAGAGCTGTTGTGGCTGTAGAATGAGCCTGTAAATCAGTATTTATAGTGGCTACATTATTATCTAAATCAGTTTGTAGGTTACTAAACTCTTGAGCATACGCTGTATCATTAGATGTTAACGTCTGACTGATTGTATTTATAGATGAGGTGTTGGTTCCTACAGTGGTCTCTAGGTCCGTAACACTTTGTGCTGAAGCAAGGCTAGTTCCCGAATTGATAGCTGTTTCAATTTCAGTGTTAATTAACGCTTCGATTGCTGCGGTATCTAACTCTGTATTAGCGATTGCTGTGGACACATAGGTATTCACATAATTTGTAGATGCGATATTACCATCGAGAACACCAGCTGATATTTTACTATCAACAGTGGCAGATACTTGGGATGCCGTTTGAGATGTTGCAGCTAACGAAGTAACGTCAGTTACTAAAGCCCATCTTCCATCATCATCAACAGCAGTGGTAGCCACATTACTAATACTAGATGATAAAACCCCATCTTCAGAACTTAAATCTGAACTAACAGCATTTACAATATCATTCTCATCAGGGACAATAGCATTAACCGCAGCAATATCAGTGTTAATAGACGATAGCTGTGGATTTATATCAGCATTCATAGCAGCAATAGCGGTGTCGATATTTAGCTGAGTTGCTGCAACTGTATTAATAACAGACTGACCAATTGCTAGATTAACTGCATCCCACTCAGGGGCATCACCTACCGACAGGGCATAGTTTGCAAGTGCTGTATATACAAAGTTAGTAGTAGCTGTTTGACCATTGTTAGTGCCGTTTACAGCTGTAACAGCGTAGAACGGCTCTAGGAGACTACCGTTTACATCTGCTTTAGAATTAAACGTGTTCTTGACAGTAGTAAATTCAAGCTCAAAGTCAGATCCTGATATGACCTTTTCAGGGTCGTTCTCGGGCAAGTTATCCTTGCCAGACCAGTTAACTTGAATATTATAATTACTCATCTTATCTTTCCAGCCTTATACAGCAGGGTTATATCTGTCAAAGAAGCAGCATAGCCATTCGCAGTAGCTGTCATCTCAAGTTTCAAATGCTTAGCCGACCCACTCAAAGGTATGTTGTATTCTTTATATCCATAAACAGGAGCGTATGTTGATACACCATATTGTGATTCAGACGCACCCCAAATTGCAGGCTCTCCACCTTGAGCTGGATTAAGCAAGAATGATAGATTGCCAGAAGAAGTTGTCATGAAATCTCTGTACCACTGTATTCCTACAGTAGAGCCAGAACCGCCTGATATTATCGCTTTAGCCTTTTTAAGTAAAGAAGCTACAGATCCATCAGTAACTTCAATCCAAGCAGTTGTAAATTTGCCAGCATAAGAAGAAGAAGAGTAGCTTAAATTACCTATATAATCTTTATCGTAATAACCAGTGTATGTGGCTATTGATCCTTTCTTTTGTCCTATTAATAATCCGAAAGACTCAGTGTAAGCCAAGCTAGAAGGCTGCCTATCTGCTAAGAATGACCACATAGTAACTCTTGGGGTTTTTAGCGGAGTGAAATGTTTAAAGTCAAACACGTATGTAACATTCATGTCTACGAACGATAGTATGTATACGCCTTCATTCTGAACATAGATAGCTTTAACATTTGAGCTTTGACCAATATTTCTAGTAATGGAATCTTTAATAGCGTGTGAGAAGTCTTGCATAGGAACATTGTCTTTCTCAGACGTTCTATTCAATGACCTCAATCCAGTGTCAGATAAGAAAACTAAATCATCACCAACAGCTTGAACAGTGTCCCTAGACACGCAACCAATACCTCTGATAACCTCTACCAGAGACATATCATTAGGGTCTTGAGGATTTTTGTAGATAGCTATATTGTGTTTTCCAAAGATAGCAAGCTGCCCGTAGAAAGGTGCAATAGCTACAATCTCATCCTGACCCCAGACGGATTTAAGATCGATGACACCAGCATAAGTAGGAACGGTGTAACAAATGTTGTTTATAGAATTATAGAAGTGACCTGCACCCTCACACACTGTCTTGTTTAGTGCGATACCAGTTGTACTATCAGTTACCTCAATAGACCCTTGACTGAAATTATTTCCTATTAGTGTGTCTGAGTAGTATACAACGTCTTTAGATGAGGATACACCGCCAACCCACAATCTTCCGTAATATCCAGTACCACAAGATGGATCAAATATCGTAACTCCATCAGGAGATGATATGTCAGCAGCCCAAGTTCCTCCATCGTATCTTAATGGAGTCTCTCCAGCTTGTAAGGCAAACAATCTGTTATTAAAATTAATAAACTGCCAGTCAGAATCTGAAGAACTTGTGTTAAAGCCGTTGGTCCACGGAGCATCTGGACTATTGAAATCAAGCTCATATATATTAGAGCCAATTCCAGCAAATACCTTATTTGTTTGATAGAAATGCTCAACAACAGATCCTATTGGCAAGGAGGCTCCAGCAGCTCCGTCAGTATTAGACAGGACTTTTTGTTTAAGCCCCTTTCTAAATGAAACGTGTCCAGACTCTTTTAGAACAATATTGTCAGCCTTTGTCAGCCAAGAGTTATCAATTGATGTTGGATTGTGCTGAGTATTTAAACCGTTTACACCAAGATTTTCTAAGGGTCTATATGTTAGTTGACTAGCCATTAGCTAACGTACCAGTCGTTCTCAAACTTAGTATTTCCACTGTCAATCATAATAGCTTGCTTCATAGAGTCTAAAGCTTCTTGTGCCACAATACCAGATTGAGCGCCACCATCCTCACCACGCTCAGCAATAGCTCTAGCCCAAGCCCCTAATATTACAGTCTGGAAGGGTACTTTTACAACGCTAGTAGAAAGTGCTAAATGCTCTTGGCTCTTAACTATGTTAAAGTTAATATTTTGTGCTGACGTAGGTACAGGATATAGATCAACATTCATATCAGGAGATCTAGTAACTACAACAGTAGAGCTGCCGTTCATTGCATAATGAAGAGGCTCTCCATTTGCTATATTTGCAATAGGGAAAGACTTGGCGTTAAGCCACTCATTGTTTACTTGGGATAAGTGTTGACCAGTGTCTCTATTAATAACATCTAACACTTTAAAGTTAGTACCAGCTCCAGACGTAGCATCACCTAAGATGTATTGCATCGTACCTGAGGCAGTAGTAATAGTGAAAGTCTCTCTTAAAGATAACCAGTCATGGTTAGACTCTACGAATTGCTTCGAGTCGTTAATCAGTGAGCCAATAACCTTTTGATA